GTTTAGTGTTAGACTTATTGTCGTTTACCGAACATGTCTCGTTTCATTTCACGTCGTTTAATCCTGGCAGTTGCAGGAGGGGCAGCGGTTGCTTATGCAGTATACCGCTGGACGGGGAAGAGAGGAGAACATCTACATTTCCAACCACTTCAAGCATTGCGGACTCGCGTCCGAGATAAGTGGGTCGCAGTCAATGTGACCAAGCTTAACGATGCTGAAGTGCGCAGGGGACTTCAAGGAGCACTTACTATAATACCCAGTAGTGTGCCGAAGTCCCATTCGCATGGTGAAGCAGCGTCCGAGAGGAATGCTGCTACGGAAATGATGCAAGCTGCTGTAATGGCAGTTGGTTGTGAACCATTCCATTGGTCACCATCTAAGCGAGGCAGGCGAGTTAGCGCGACGCAGTTATTACACTTTGGCCGATCTACAACAAGCCCCGAAATGGGATGCTATTGGAGAACGTGCTATAATTGTAATGACTGACGTCGACTACTACGTCAATATGCCACAGCTCATATCATTGGGCCGTCCGATACTACTGTACACATTCCATCCGGAGTCAGTAGCAGGAAACGTCAAGAACGGTTTCTTTACCATCGACGAGCGCAACTATGTCCACTACCGTGTTACCGGTGGGAAGGATGTACAACACCAAATATGGGATTACAACCAAGACACAGTCTACGTACCACAATACTGTCATACAATCAGGCAGTTCTTTGTCGGGAACCTGTGTCATATCCTCGGCCTAACGGCAGTACCTGGTGCTGTCGTGTGTCACATTGACAAACATTCCTTGAGTCCACATCGATCGATCGTTTCAATTGTTCCGTTCGCTCGTGTTGGCCCAGGGATAGTCAGTGATGCCATGGGCGGAGAACTCAAACGCATGGTTTATTACGACCGTGGATCCGGATTCTTGAAGTTGAATTACATCAAGAGTGACGGACCCACGGTCAGTATTGGCTTGCCTAAACAACTAGGGCATGCTACATTACCATTGGCTGAATTTGAGTCTTCCGTTCTTGGTCATAACATGACTAAAGCCAACTTGTTGGCTGACACTGTGAGACGCGCCAAGGGGATATCCCATTCAGAAGCTATAGTACTGCACGCTTATTTGCAAGTGGCAGGCGGGAAGCGACCCGCTGAGGTACATCAACCTGGTAAGTTGGCCCCACATTTTGAGGCTTACATCAGGGGACAGGATAATCCGTATGCTGTGACAAAGGAGTATGCGCGCGAATATGCGCCATGCCCTGTGTCACAGCCTGCGTTATTTCCAGTCATGAGCGAGAACAACGATCGCTCGTGCCTCGACGGTCGCATCACCAAGCCACAGGCAAAGGCAAAGTCCACCCTGAATATTGGTCAACGACACTATCGTTGGGCCAGGGAATTTGTGCGATATCTCGTACCTGATTCCTTGGCTTACACAGGTGTCCCCTGGACCGTTCAGGCCGTCACTGAGAAGCAAGACAAACCGCTTCAGAGAGCACGTACGGAGAAGCACGAGTTCGACACAGAGGTGCATAACATGTTCATCATGGCCTTCCAGAAGAAGGAGGCTTATGAAGTTGCCAACAACCCACGCAACATATCAACATGTCCTACACCCCATGTGTTGTCTCTGTCGACCTTCACCTACGCTTTCAAGGATGACGTCCTGAAATCAACAGGTTGGTACATACCTTGCCTCACGCCGGCTGCCATCGCCGAGCGTATGCAAGAGCTTGCTCAGCAACACGAGAGCCTCATTGAGACAGATGCTAATAGGTTTGACGGATCACTCACGCTATTCTTGCGTGTTTACGTTGAACTGGCTGCTTATCTCAGATGGAGTGCCCGTGCTTATTCGGCTGACCTTCGCCGGTTGATCGAAGCTGAGCACAATTGTGCGGCGAGAAATGCTACCCAGCGTTATTCAACAGCTTATACGCGGGCGTCGGGTTCACCGTTAACAACGGACGGCAACTCGATGATAAATGCATATGCA